TCATTGGATTTTCCCCTTGATCTGCAGGATCGCGTACAGCGCGTTCAACCGTTTTTGCAGTTCGATGATGGCGTTCGCCAATGTCTTAACCTGCATTCGCAGCGGATAGTTCTCGGTCATCGACGACCGGAAGTCGGTGCTCGCCATGACTATTCTCCCGTAGCAGACACTGTTTCGGGATTGCACTGACCCGATACAGATGCGCACTGGACGCTTGGCGGAATGGAGTCGCTTGCCTGCATCGCGGCGAATGCTGCGTGTCGAGTGTCTTTAGTGCGTCGGCGAGGTCCATGCACTTATCCTTCAGTTTGTGAACAGCAACGTGTAGCAGTCTGCCGTGGATTCAGCACGTACATAACGCAGCCAGGGCGCATGTCGGGCTCAACACCACAAATCTTGTCAAGCATCCGTCTGAACTTGCACCACGTTAGTCCGAACTCATCGGAATGATGATCCTCCGACCTGCCGTGATACGCGTGCGCCGTTTCATGACTGACCACGTTCCTCGTGAATTCTTCATCGTCAAGTATGCTGACGGATAGCACTATGAACTTTTCAGCCCAGCACGTGAGACCGTAAAGCGTTTCGTCCGGCGGATCGAGTGGAACGTTGCGGCGGCGTCCGAATGCATCTAGGTCGTTAACGACCATGACGTTCCAGTCAAGTAGTCCGACACGTTTCAGCAGCGCTAGCGTTGCATCGATTGATTGTTGAATGGTCATGACTTTACTCGTCAGTCCCCGCCGCGACCGCGCTCCGTTGACAGGCGACTACTGCCTTCCCGCAATTATCCGGCGTCGGGTCCTTCGCAGCTGCGCGATGCGCTTCCGACGCGCCGAAGTGTGCATCGGCTCGCGCCGCCCAATTGTCTGCCCGATGGAAAGATTTGCGACTAGCGGAACGCGATGACCGAACTAATCTGGGAAGGCAAGCACGTTAACGGCAAACGGCAGAGCCCAGTGCGGGTTGCCCTGCCATTCCAGACCATTGAGACGGTGAACGAGAGTGCTGCCGACAGGAGGCGAAATCTAGAACTGTTCTCATCCGGGCTAACAACCGAGTGGCGCAATCGGCTGATATGGGGCGACAAGAAGTACGTGCTGCCCTCTCTCGTGGGAGAGTTCGCCGGGAAAGTTGACCTGATTTACATAGACCCGCCCTTTGACACTGGTGCCGACTTCTCGTTCACCGCAACTGTTCCCCTTCGTCATCCCGAACACGACGACGAAGAGCCCGTGACCTTCACAAAAGAGGCTTCCATAATTGAGCAAAAGGCATATAGGGACACATGGGGGCGGGGACTGGATTCGTACCTTCAGTGGTTCTATGAAACCGTTGTGTTGTTACATGAGTTACTTCAGGATACGGGCAACCTTTACGTGCATTTGGATTACCACGTTGCCCACTATGCTAAGGCTGTCTTGGATGATCTTTTCGGTCAAGACAACTTTCTGAACGAAATAGTCTGGCGGCGAACAGGCGCTCACAACGACCCCGGACGATACGGAAATATTCACGACGTTCTATTTTTCTACACAAAAACCCGAAACTACGTCTGGAATCCGCAATTCATTCCGTATTCTGCCGAAGCTGTCGAGAACTCTTTTTCTTACGCTGAGAACGCCACGGGAGAAATCAATAGGACTGGGCGGAAATCTCCAGCCCCAAAACTTCTCTCGCGAAATATTTGACAGGCGAGAGCCCGACCAGCGAATCAACGCCCAGCCCTTTGACATGGAGCATCCGACCAGCGGTGATAGTGCGCTCCGCGCCGGATGGATCGTCATGTGTCTTGTAGATCAGTTCCCCCGCGTTGGTGCGATAGGGAAAGGTGGTGAAGGGCGAGCGCACATAGATGGCGGTTGGCTGACCACCGTTGTTGAAGATGATTTCCCCGTAAGCATTGCCAGTTATCAGGATGTGCGATTGCATCGTCTGCCGCACATCCGCCGCCGTGACTTCTGGGTTCGGCTGCGTGTGCAGTAATTGGAAAAGCGGGTGATCGTAGGCGACGACCTCGCTGCCATCGGACTTGCGTTCCATGACCTTCAGCGGGAGGGAACCAACGGCGTCCGATAAGACGCGGATACAAGCGAAGTAAGAAGCGATCTGGATCGCCGAAAACTCGTTTACGATTGCGCCCGACTCGCTGGGAGGAAGCCCGAATGCGCCGAGAAAATCTTGCGGAAAGCTCACGACCTGTACAACGAAATCCCTGAACTCTGTCTTGAGTGACATTACTTATGACCTTTGCTGGCGGACAGCCCTGCTAAAAACAAGAAAGTCCCGCCCACGATGAACCCGAGAGGGTGAAAAATGAGGGCACTGCCGATGACAATAGAAGCGGCACCTATGGCGAGACTGAGCAACGCAAAACGATTGGGCATCCTACTCAAAGGATGGAAAAGTCAATTACTTAGCGGGTGTGAGGGGCAGCGGAAAACTATGAGGGAGTTCACATACGCACCGATGGCAAGCTGACCGCACGCTTGGCACGGACCAAAGCTATCTATGCCGCTGCCGCCATTATCAGCCGCTTGCGCCATAACTCGGTTCATTCCGGTTAGCAAAGCCGTGGCGGGGTCGATTTTGTTGTCCTTGTGCTCTTTGACCGGGAACAGGTTGTCATTGCGATCTGGATGGCAAACAACATTGGACATTGCCCACGTAAGAATAGGATCGCCGTTGAAGTGGAAACGTCCGTCGTAAACGGCGGCTTCCATTTCCTTCATTGGCTCGGACAAGTATTTGGGCATCTGCGGAATCTCGGTCATGACAATCCCCTCGTCCGTCAGGTGGTTGACCAACTCCACCGCCTGATAAGGATCATGCGCGACCTCTACGACCTGATACTTCCGGCAAGCCTCACGGATGTAATCCTCAACCACGTTGTAATCGTTGGTCTCGCCACGGCATGTCTGGAGCCTGCCTTCAATGACCCAACCCCGATACTGGCTATTCGCCGTCTGCTCGATACGTTCCTCCGGCGTCCAGTAAGTGCCGAAAACGTAGTAGTGCCGTTTGCCATCGGGCTGATCGTCTTTCCAGAAAATCTTGACGAGCGCAAGGATATCCAGCTTGCTCGCAAGGTCGAGACCGAGAATGCAAGGCTGCTCCGCGAAATCGTCCTCGTCCAAGGTCGGATCGGCGCACTTGCTCCACCTGACCAAATCCATCCATGCGTGATCGGCAGAGACCCAGCAGTTGAGGTGTTTTGTTTTGAATGAAGGCTGCTTGGAGGCAAGTTGCATGGCGGCGTGAGCCTTAGCGCCGATTTCGGCGGGATCGACGCACACGCCCCAGTTCGGGTTAGCCTTGCGCCAGACTTCGGGTCCAGCGAATGGGTCGTCATCGTCATCTATCGTCCAGACGCAGCCAAAAACGGTATCGTCTTGAACAACGCCAGATAGAATTTTGGTGAGATAATTTCGCACTTCGTAGCAGATACCAGCACGGTCGTCACCGGCTGTCGTGATCGCCCATAACATCGAACCTTCCCGCTTGCCGTTCGCCGTGTCGAGGTTGTCGTATAGACTCCGAGTCGGGTGCGCGTGCAACTCGTCAATGCAGATAAAAAAAGGGTTGATGCCCTCGATGGAGTTTGCTTCGCTGCTGATCGGGCGGAAAAAGGAGTTCGTAGAAAGCTGGTGGATGCTGTGGGATGTCACTTCGACGCCCGCACGCTCACGGAACTGAGTCATGGCGCGTGCCATTGCTTGGCTGACGCTGAAAACGACCTTCGCCTGATCCCGAGTGGTGGCAGCGGCGTAAATTTCGGCTCCCGGCTCTCCGTCAACGAATGCCATGTAATTGCAGAGTGCCGATGCTAGGGGCGACTTGCCGTTGCCCTTGGCAACTTCGATATAGCAACGGCGGAAGCGGCGTAGCTTGGTCGCCTTGTGATACCAGCCGAACGCCGTCAGCAAGAACACTTGCCACGGTTCGAGACGCAGCGGCTTGCCCGCGAACTTCTTGCCCTTGACATGGGGGCACAACTCGACAAACTTGCAGACACGAGTAAATTTCTTCTCGTCGAAGTAGTACGGCCACGACGGATCGGTCTCTTGTTTGTTGAGGTCGTCAAGGTGACGCTGGCAGGCAAGTTTCGTCCACTTGCCGCTGGGGATTGCGCCCGCGAGGATTTCTTGGCAGAATTGTGTGGCGATGGCTGCGAAATTCTTAGTGGACATTCTCGGCTGGGGGTAGCACATAAGCATCGCTTACGTGAGTACCGTTGACTTTCTCGCTATCGTCGCCGAACATTTCATCCCAATCATTTTTCTTTACCGCGTCTGGATTAACCGAAAGGCGGGAACGGGAGGACGGCGTTAGCCCGAACTCCCCGGCGAATTTGTGCATGATGTCTGTAGCACGGTTGGCGATGCCAACATAAGGGTTGACGATTGGATATCCAGTCGGCGATTGCACGACCAAACCCGTTGCGGCGATTTTCTTTTCCGCCTCGACTATGCGGCTCCATGCAACGCAGTAGCAGGCTAGGGCAGCCCGATCAATCGAAGTCAGCAGCCCACAGGCGAGCAACTCTTTCGATATGCGGGTCCATTCCCGTTTCGCCACGCTGTTAAGGTGCGAGGGGCAAGTGGGAATCCCCGTTGGCTTCGGTTCGTTGGCGTTCATGCGGTCGGCACGCGCCGTGCCCTGCAAGCGTTTTAGTCCTGTCGGTTTTGGTTTCCCTGCCATCGTTATTCCGTTTCCTCATGCTCGGGGCAAGTGCAATCTGCGAACAGAGCACCACCCTGAGGGCAATACTCTTCGAGTGACTCTCGCCACTCGTTAGCACGCTTGCGGGCTTCCAATAGTTCGTCGTCAGTCATACTTATGGTTTCCGTAGCCGAGATGCACCCGCATTCACACAGCATCCTGTAATAAACTCCTCGCGTCGGTTAGGCTAAGTGCCTCTCCCTCGTAACTAAATACTGCGCACGGACGCCCGCCAAAGCCATCAACTGCGGACGTATTGCCTCGGCGCGGCGAGTAGGTGCCGCCCTTCTTTTGCAGTTTCCAGATCGGTTGCTTGGCATAGGAGCGAATCAAACTTGGGTGCGCCGGGTAAACATGAAAGCGGCAGCCAATGGCTTTGTAGGCTGCGCCCAATTTCTCGCTGAGGATCATTGCCAACCCCAAGCCTTGCCAATCGGGAAGCGTCACGAGACGCGACAGTCCACGGATGTCCCTCACCTTGGCGTGGGGTCTGTACAGCACGCCCGCGAACGAGGCAAGCTGACCATTGGCGAATAGACCGAAGCACCGGGCGGCTTTGTTGAGGTCTTTAGTCAGATAGTGAAATGGAGCGAAGGAGTGCCAAGCCTCATACTTGACCCTGCACACTTCGATTGAGATAGGTGGTCGCCGTTGAAGACTCCCCCTCGCCACGAAACTCATTGTGGCTGGCTCCAGAATCCAGTCGGGCTGCAACCAATCAACTATGTCGTAATGGCAGGATGCCGCAACAAATTGCTTGCCCATTTTACGGACTCGTTTCTGTACGGCATGAGCGCCGATCTGCGCTACCTGTCTGTCCACGACGGAAGTAAATTCGTCAACGACAATGGGGTTATCCCGCAATAAGCGGCGTGCCATCTCGACACGGAACTTTTCACCGTTGCTGAGCACGCCATAAGGTCGCATCCATGCGGGAACCGTTCCGAAGCCTACGGAGGAGCACGCCTCCGAAATTTCCTGCATCGAGCCTGCCTCGAAGTTGTCCACCACGGACTTGTTGTCCCATTCCAGCGGTGTATCAAAGCCGGGGTAAAGAGTGCGCAGGATTTGAGTCTTGCCGCAGCCTGACGGACCTAGAATCAAGCCGACGTTCCAAGGCAAGCCCTCGATAGGCAGATCACCGTGCCATTCCAGTTTCGTGTGTTCTTGAGGCGGCACATCAAACAGCGCCTCCAACTGGCGGACCCGAACTGTACGTTCGATTGTGTGGGGGATTACGAGATCAATAGACGGCACTTATGTCCTTCGGATTCCAACTTGGCAAGCACTTCGGCTTGTTGCTGCTCGCTGTCGCAGTCTATGATTACGGCATAGGCGAGATCAGGATTCTGGTTCATGCCCTCTTCCTCGTGGAACAAGCGCTTCAGTTCCGCCGCCTTGAAAAACTTTTCCAGATCAATTTCGGACTGGAACGCTTTCAACGTGGCGGTGTCCCACTCAAGTCCCACTTGCGCTGCCCGGTTGTCGGCGATGGCTAATTCCCGTGCTCGCTTATCATCCAGACTTAGGTCCGTGCGCTTGACGGCTATCAGTTCCGTGCCGTCCGTCTCGATTATGCGGACGGGCATGTCGCCAGCCGCTTCCACGGTCTTGTTGCCAGCCATGATGCGGTCGTCTTTGTCGAGAAGGATGGAGCGCCCAGCCCCGTAATCTCTCAGCGAGTCGGCAACCATTTGCCGCCCGCGCTTGGTGCCCTTGTTTGCGTTACGATTGTCCGCTTGTAACTCGTTTGCCTTCATTGCCACCCCACTCAGTCATTCTGACGGCGCGTGAAAAAGGGCTGCGCCGCTCTGTGAGGTCAAAGGAGTTAGGATTCCGACCCCCATATCCCCCCTGCTATGTCTTGAGTAGCCAGATAACTCTTTATTCATGCGCCCCAGCCCAACCGCCCGTGCGGGCGGTGTGCGCGTCATGGCAATTTTTGCACCAGCCAACAAGATTGCTCTCCTCATAGAAATCATTGCCGCGTTCGACCCACACACGGGCGTCAATGACGTGATGCACCACCTCGCTCGCCCAAGCGTGGCACGCCATGCAAACAGGATCGCGAGCCAGAACAACCGACCGTGTCGCTTGCCACCGTGCGCAGTTGTACAGCCGTTTCAACGGATCGTTGTTGCGCTCCGCTCGAAGCTTGGCGGCATGAGCGGGACAATAGCCGCCGCGAACCAACTGCCTGCATTGTGGATGACCACACGGACGTAAAGCTCTAACTGGAGACATCAGAACGTACTGCTTTTTTCTTTGCGGGGGCGGCTGCGGGCTTCAACAACGATTGCATCAAATCCCTGATCTCAGTTAGCAGGTTGATGATTTCGATTTCGCGCTGGGCTTGATCCCGCAATTCAATTCCGACTATTTTCATTTTCTGTTCCATACCAACCCAAACCTCCCAGCCAACTGGCGAGCGCATCGCCGTCTTCGACCATCAACTGGTCGTAATGGAAATCGCAGTACCATTTGCCTTTGTGTTTTATCGGCGCAGGGTCCGAGCATACGTCCTCGCCGTTCCGAAACTCGCAAAAGTTCATCATTCTCACGCGGGCTCGTATCCCTCAAGAACCACTTTCTGACCGTAAGTAGCTTTCACCTGCTCGCGCAAATAAGCGGTGAGCGGACAATTCTCGTCATCCGGGTTGTCGTCGTGAAAGCGCCAGTCCTCGTCGCGGATGTGGTCTGGCACCTTTACGCTTATCTCGGTCATCCGCGCCCCGCGAGACCAACGTACCTTAAACTTTGTTGGCATCTACTAACTGATCAGATATTTCCGTTTAACTCGTCATTGAAGCTCAACTCAAGCTCAAGCACCTGACCGAACCTATCGTTCGACATGCTGTCGCAAGCGTCGATGAAATTCTGGACGCGCTGACGCCACCATTGGCAATGCTGGCAGTCGCAGCGCTTACTACCGACGCGCTTAACTCCGACTAATGTCTTAGGCTTGCGGTTCAGCAGCGGGGATTTGTAAGGCTTTTTCATTGCTTTTCCTTGAACGCCTCTTTCAATTCGGCGTCAGTCTGCTCACTTTGGTCGTAAAGCTTTTGATGTTGAGCGCAAAATTCCGTGCCATGCGTCGGTCGGTCGCAGGAGTAAGTGACGCCCTGCTCCGTGACCGCGACATATCGACACCGGCTAAACTCAAACTGCGCCATAACCAAGACGCTGAAAGTCATGATGCCGAGATTTACCTGCGAGTATCTTGGCTGGTGGAGTTCACGAACGACGAAGCAGGTCGCCGCGCAGTCACCAAACTTTGCGGCGGACACTTGTCTTGCGCGGCTTTTGAAAGTCGTTTGTCACTCGTTTCGGCGGGAAATTCAGCCATTTCAAAATATCTGTTGGGGAAAATGGGGACGGTGGGGAATACCCCTGTGCATATAGTCCTCGGAGACGTTGTAGTACTTTCTCTTCCCCATTCCCCAATCATATAGATCAGCTAAATAAATCTCTCTTTTTCTTATATTTACGGGTATATATGGTCGAAAATGTCTGGGGAATGGGGAATCCCCTTCCACCGAATTTCCCTGTAAGTTGTTGATGTTAGTTTTCATTTGGGTGGAAGGGGATTCCCCACTGCCTTCCAATCCCTCAAAGTGAACATCGTCTTGGAGTCTTTCACGTCGATGATTCTGTCCGTGTCATCTTTGTCGTACACGGGCTCTGGTTTTGGTATCAGTTCTTTCATGTCCACGAGATTAGATATGGTGGTCTTTACCAGCCAGTCTCCAAACTTAGCCGCCCATTTGCGGTCGTGCGCCAGACGCATGAGATTGATGTACTTTCCGGGCAGGCATTTCTGTTTCATTGC